TGGCGACCCTCGCAGAAGATCGCGAACAAGTTTGGAGAGATGGCCGAGCGGTTTAAGGCAGCAGTCTTGAAAACTGCCGTAGTGGTAACACTACCGTGGGTTCGAATCCCACTCTCTCCGCCAATGTACTAATAAAATCAGTAAGTTACGCGAGTAAATCTGATTTTCCCAACATCCCGCCCACCGTGGCGGGATGTTCTGTTTCAGGGTCACCTTGGGTCTCTAGACTCTCGTAGGCTTTGACCCGGCCATTTGCAGTGTGACAGTACATCTCCAGCGCAATCTGCTATGCCCCTCGGCAAATATTCAAAAAGTCATTGACACCCCGTGCATGTGGCACTATCTTCCAATCCGCGTCTGGGTTGAGTCGCTAAGCGCCTCAACTCGCGGCTTTAAGCCGCGATCCCAGTCGCTTTTTTTTGCCTGCCGTTTGGGGAAGCGAGCATGCACCTTTGCTACATCGACGAATCCGGCACATCAGCTGTGCCAGGCAACAGCTCTCACTTCGTGCTCGCCGGCATCGCCCTTCCCATCGACTTTTGGAAGGAGGCAGATTCGAGAATATCCGCCATCATGGTGAGATATAGATTAGGCGGCGCAGAGCTTCATACAGCATGGGTTCTAAGACCCTATCTGGAACAGAGTCGAATCCCTCACTTTGAAAATCTCGTCGATGCAGATCGCATCAGACAAGTTTCAATGGCTCGAAACGCGCACTTGCTAGCTTTACAGCGCGCAGGAAACAGTAAGCATTACAGGCAAATCAAGAAGAATTACGAAAAAACAAAGGCGTATATCCATCTCACTTTTGACGAAAGAAAAGCTTTTGTCGAGGCCATCGCAGATGAAGTGTCAACTTGGGCCGAGGCCAAACTTTTCTTCGAGTCCATAGATAAGATATATCAAGATTCGAATAAAACTGGGCGAACAATCGACGAACAAGCCTTCGAACAAGTAATCTCTCGGTTTGAGCAATACCTGCAAAGGCTATCTCAGAGCACCGGGGTCAAGGATCATGGACTCTTAGTCCATGATAACAATCAGACCGTGGCCACTAAGCATACTGACTTGATGAGATCGTTCCATGCAAATGGAACTCTATGGCATAAGATAAACTACATCATCGAAACGCCACTTTTCGTGGATAGCCGCCTCACAAGCATGGTGCAAATTGCGGACCTGTGCAGTTATGCAATTCGCCGTTATATTGAGAATGGCGAAGATACTTTGTTCAATAAGATTTTCAAAATTGCTGACAAATCTGGTAACTATGTAGTGGGTGCGCGACATTTTACGAATCACTCTTGCAAGTGCACCATATGCAAGAGCCATCGTAAACCTCACTACCGGAAGAAAATCGCGACACCGAATACTTGAAGCTTGCCTTCTGGCGTGAGCGCCATGGCACGAAAAGCGTCAATAATTTGATCTGCACCGCATAATAAAAAAAGCCCCCGACGATTGCCGGGGGCTTTGCAGTTTCGCGGGACTCTACTCCGTTTCTGCTGGTGCGGTTATTTTCTCGGCAGCACTCACACCTAATCCGCCAGCGGTCGGGGTTACCATCACGCGCGGCCCGATCCGCTCGTTTCCGCGCACTATTCAACAATGCGCAACTGTGGCGGCGCGCCCTTCGGTGCAAACTTCGGCTTGCCGACAATTTCACGCGCGCGATCCTTGGCTGTTTCCTTCTTTCCCTTTTCGCCCAGGCGCGCGTGCTGATACGGCAGCAACGCCTTGGCTGCTTCAAAGCGCATCGCCACCGGCATCTGCGGACTGTTCATTGTGTCAACCATGAACTGCAGCGCGTCGGCGTAATGCTTGCGCGGCATCGCGTGCTTGTCAGGCGTGATGGTCACGCCTGCAGCCTTGATTGCCGTTTTTATGTCAGGCCGGCGCATCAGCTCAGACGCGCGGACGTTGGCGGATGCCATCGTGTAACCTGCAGCTATCGCCGCGTCACGGTGCGTTGCGCCTGCAGCCTTGCTGTCAATGAACGCCTGCTGTTTTTCGGTAAATTTTGTCATGGCCGTGAGTAACCTATACAGGGACTAATCTCCCTTCGTGCGGAAGTGGGCGGTCTAGGTGTCAACCAGCTGCCAGCGATTTGCCGTCAACTTCACGTTGCGGCAAGTTCTCAAGCCGTCGCACTTCGGCAACGTCAAGCCAGCCAGCGTCAATGCCGGATTTGTAGAACTCTGCGCGTTCTTTCGGCTGCGCACGCAGCAGCCCTTCCAAACTGTGTTCCGCGTAGTAGCGCCCACGCGCGATCGGGCCTAGCAGCTGGTGAGTGACAGCTTCCTCCCAGCAGGTCAGCCAACGTTGCAGACTGAAACGTGCGAACTGCAAACCAAGTTCCGTGATGTTGCTAAACGTCGCATGTGTCAGCTCGGCAACCAACGTTGGCGGTACACGGAACAGCCTGCAAACTTCCGTCACGCCAAACTGCATTGCCTGCAACCATTCGGCATCTTCGTTACTCAATCCGACCGTGTGATACGTCAGGCCACGCGGCATAACCAACGTCTTGCCGGCGTTTGCTGGCGTCGCGTACTGTTCCAAGCGTGCCTGTACCGCGTTCAACTGTTCCGTTGTCAGATCATGCTTACCTTCATTGGTGATGACGGATGCAGGGCGCGCACCGCGGCCAAACACGCCAGCACCGTGCGCACGTAGCGACAGCGACAGGCCCAGCGTTTCGCGTGCAATGGCAATGCGCGACTTGCCCACGATGCTGCCCGGTTCGGTGCGGTCGCGCAGATGCAGGACTTCCTCCGGCAGCAGACGCACCATCTTTCCGTCGTCCGCCGTGTAGTCGTATCGGTAGCGTCCACCGTCCAGGCGCACGATGGCCACGCGCTGCGGGTGCAACGGATGCAATGCGGTAACTTCACCGGCGCTGTTGAACTCCTTGCGTGCGTACGCGTTGCCGTGCAACAGGATTGCCGCCGTTTGCGACTCGCGAAACTCCATTCCGGACTGCCAGGCGTTCGGCCGATCCAGCAGGCGAGACAACCAATGACCATCCGCGCGCTCACGGTCGCCTGTGTCGGTGCGCCGGTAGACGTGTAACGGCAGGCATGCCGTCGATTCACTCAGGGCTTGAACACAGGCATACACGGCAGAAATGGACTCGGCCGATTTGGCGTCAACGTACGCGCCTGCGGTGCTGGCGGTGCCACCGGCCAGCGCTGACCATGACGGGTCAGCGTCGCGCCGTTCAGCACGCCCCCGCAGCATGTCGAAAATTTTCATCGGCAAGTCTCCAGCCAAAGACGCAGCACGGCCAATTGATTGGCGGGTTGCAATGAGCGCAGGTGAACTTCTGTGTCGGGATACGCCGGCCAGCTTTGGACGATTGACACTTCCTGCAATTCCACGCTGCGCAGTTCGCGTGTGTCGCCGTTCCACTGGTCGCCCCCTTCCGGCACCGTGAACGCAAATGAGCAACCGCCAAGGTCGCCACGTTCGGCCAGGGCAACCAGGTCGCGGCCCGCCTGCGTGTCGGGCATCTGCAACGTGAAAGCCAGCCCTTCGGCATCCTCCCGCAGTTCCAGCGTGCCGCTACGCGTGCGGCCTAGAACGCGCGATGGGTCATGGTCGGCAAGCGCCAGAACGTCCCGACCGGACGCAAGCGACGCGGCAAACGCACCGCGCCGGATCACTTCGGTAAATCCACCAATGCGCGTGGCGTTGTCATATTTGGCGATGTAGCCCGTCAGCTTGCGGCCGTTGGCGGTCACGCCGGCTGTTGCGCGTTTTTCGATCATGGCGAGCACTCCAAAGACGCACCCCGCCACTTATGCGGGGTGCGCTGTTGCGGACGTTCAGACAAGCGGAACGTCGTCTGCGTACTGGAACGCTTCGATGTGGCGCATGGCGATGTCACACGTTGCCATTGCCCGCACCATCACGCCGCCGCGTGCATACGCCGTGGAGTCGTACGGGTTCACCAGAACATCCAGCTCTGACCAGATGCCAAGCAGCACCTGCGACCAGTCGCCGAAGATGGCACCCGCTGCAGCAGCGGCCGGCACTTGATTGGTGGAATAGGCCGCGTGGTCGCCGATCTTGCCGCCTTCCAACAGGAAGCCCGCGCCTGCATCGCCGGTTACCTTCAACGTGCCGGAAAGCTTTGCTTTTGCAGCCGGATTCAACAACCACGAATGCACGCCCAGCGCGTTGGCAACTTCCACGTCTTTGACGATTTCCAGCACTTCCGCCCAGGTCGGAGTTGCCAGCGTGGCGTTGGCAGCGCCAAGGGTGGCAATGATGCCGGCCGGTTCATTCGCGCCGCCGCCCCCGATGGTCACGCGGTCCAGCGCGGTCGCAAGCCCGGCAGCCATGTCCTCGCGCAAAAGCTGCTCGATATCAGGGCTGCTTTGCATGATGAGCGAACGCGACATTTCCGACAGCGAACCGGCGTGCTTCGGCGAAAGTGTCACGCTGCCGTGCGTCATGTCGCTGGCATTCAAGCTGGAATTATCGGCAACCCACCCCGTTGTAACGCCGGAACCGTATTTCGGGATCGACACATTGCCACTCAGGCCGGACAGCACGCGCACGCCAAGGCGACGCGTCAGCAGGCTATTACGCAGCGCTCCAATGTACTGGTCCGCGCGGTGGTCAGTCGGGATGATCGCGCCGGAGTTGGCGGCCGTGTTGACACGTTGCTCAATCGTGCGCAACGGCATGAATACGCCCTGCGCCTTGCGGCCGTTGCGTCGCTCCATTTCAGCGTTGTACTCGGCTTCCGCACCGTCCAGGCTGCGGCCCTCCACTCCGGCCTGCAGCACGCGAAGCAGTGACACGCGGGTTTCCAGCTCGCCCAAACCATGCTCACCATTGCCGGAAATGACAGTGCCAGCCTGCCGGCGCTCGGCATCATCCAGAAACTGCTGGCGAGCTTCCTGCGTTTCCAGTCCGATGATTTCAGCTTTGATCGTGTCGAACGTGGCCGATTCGTCACTGGTCAGCGAACGCTTCTCGCTGTCAGCCTTGTTGACGATGGCGCGTGCTTCCGCCGCTTTTGCTGTGCGGCGCTCGCGGATTTCTTGAAGGGTCATAATGGCTTTCTCCGGGTGTTGGGGAACGTTCCCGGTTCGCACAATTACGGTTGCGGGATGTGAAGTAAATCCTTAAACAGCATGATTCAAAATGAGACAATCGCTGTTCTTTAAATCCTGAAAATTGCAGCGTCGAACGGGTGATCCTCTCTAATACCCTGTCCAAGGTGTCCAACCTGTCCAAAGCGTCCACGGTTAATTTAAAAGTTGGACAACTTGGACACCTTGGACAGGACAATCGTGTGTGTATCACAGGGGCAATTTCACGCTGCTAGGTAACGGCGGCAATTTAAGATTGTTTTCCTTAATTGACAGCAACGTGAACAGTTTTCCAGATTTCATGATCTCCCCAGCTTTCGCCATGCGCTGTAACCGCTTGTAAAGCGTTGGGTGCGTCACGGGGTTCTCAAGCTCGCCGTGTATCTCCCTTGACGTGCCAACGCCGCCCAGGCTCGCCAACGCCTTCAGAACGTCTCCGCGCTCATCGGTGCGTTTAACGTCGGCGATATTTCCAACGCATACCCAGCCGCCATCTTTCAACGTACGCAACGCCAATTCCTGCGGTTCGCGAATGTCGCGGCCGTTCACGATCAATTCGGCGTCCATATTTCCAGCAGCACGGGACAGGATCATGTAATTGTCCACGCCGCCCACAAGCCCCTGCGTTCCGCTGATTTTGTCCATTACATCAGTGGCGCCCATTTTGCGCGTGTGCGTAACAATGACAATTGCCACCGGAAATTCACGCGTCAACGGCTTGAGCATTTCGCCAACGCGGTAATCATTTTGATATGCGGACATCCGGCCAGGGTCTGGATCGCGCCAGCTCGCCAGCGTGTCAATGACGACAAGGCGCGCTTTGGGGTGTTCGGCCAACCATTCGCGCAACTTGGCTGCGCCAGCTTCGGCGCGTGGCCATTCGGTTTCGTAGAAAAATTGATCTAGCGATATGCCACGCGGAAACGATTTAAGCAGGCCCGCAATGCGTTCCTGCAATCGGCGGTCGTTGCCTTCAAGGTCAAGATAGAGCGTGTCGCCTTGCGCTTCGGGTTCGCGGCCGGGCCACAACGGAACACCAGCGGCAACAGCCATGCACGCCTGCAGCACAAGCCAACTTTTGCCGGCCTTCGGCGGCGCCGACAGAATTTCCGTTCCTTGCGGAATCAGACCGTGCAACGCCCACTGTACTGGCGCGAATCTCCGCTGCATCAACGCTGCGCCGCTGCGCACGTTCGGCTCTACAGCCGGCAATGGCAGCGGCAACGGTTCCCGTTCAACGTATACGTTTGTACACGCAGCACACGCGTTGGCAATCGTCGTCTGCAGATAGGTGCGATGGGTGCGCCACTTGTCCCGCACCAGTCCACTGCGCAGCATCAACCGAGTGATACGTTCGGCATCGCAGCCCGTCCAGAACGCCAAGTGCGATGCCAGGGCCATATCGGATGTGCTGTCCTTCGTGCATTCGCCGCGCCACAACTGCGGCAGCGATACCTTGCCACCGAAGGCAGCGGCAGCACTTACACGCGCGGCCAGCATGCGTTCAATCAGTGCGTCATCGTCGGTAGGCCCGCACCACTCCGGCCGACGCTCGCCACTTTTGGCAGCAACATCACGCGGCGGGAAGAATTGCGCCACAAGTGCGTGCACATCGTGCAGGTTGTCCATGCTGCCGGTAGGTGCGGCGTCAATGTTTAAGGCTATACCGCGCTCGGCCGTGTAGAACTCAAGATGCAACGCATCATTGCGGCTGCTGTGCGGAACGGGCATGGTCATCCTGCCCACGATATGCAGGCCGCGCTTGCCGGTTGACCATTCCACAAATGCACCGGGGAACATTGCCAACAACTGTTGCGCGCGTGCGTCCGGCGTGTAGTCTGCTGGCAATGCGTCAATGTCCAGAAAAAACAGCCCGCTATCAGGCGTGATCCACAACCCCACGGTCGCCTGTTGACCAGTGTCACGCACGCGCATAGTTTCCGCGTACGCCTGCGCATAGGTCATGTTGGCGGCAGCAGGTGGGCCAATAGGCTTCTTGTCGTATTTGCCGCGCGCCGCGTTCCACGTCAGCAGGTACACAAAGAACCGGCAACACTCACCCATCCTGCCCATAGCAGGAAGCATTGCATTGGGCATGGGGGTACTCCTTAATTCACCGCCGCATAGGGCGACAGCAATTCCACGGCGGCATACATCAGCGCTTGCTTCGCTTGCGGGTTGTTTACCGTGCAGATGGCTTGAACGCGTAACAGTGCGGCGGACTCAAAAGCTGCGGGGACGTTGCCGGGGGTCAGGTGTTGCGGCTTCACTTGATCTTCGACCCAAGCGCACGCAATCGCCCACATCACCGGCAACCCTTCGCGCCGCACGCCGGGGAAACGTTCAAGGAAGTACATCCCTAAGTCAGGGTTTAGCGTTCGCATTGATCGCCTCTCCCATTTCTATCAGCTTATCAATGGCAATGCGGATCAGTTGTTTCTCGCCGGGGTCACTCTGCAACGTGTACCGGAAATGCAGCTGTGCAATAGCGCTCTTGATCGACGGCAGCGCACGGGGTGCGCAGCGCTCGGCGTACTCGTCCGCACAATTCAACGCGTATTGCAGCGTGGCGTCCGGATTGACATGGCGATAGCGGGCGCGAAACCATTTCAGTTCATGGTCAGTGATGAACGTCATCTAGTGCGCTCCTTTGCGAAGTGCAGCCAGCTGTTTGGCTATCTCTATGTCGATCTTTTCCGCTTGCGCGGGGGTGGCACCAGGTCGGATAAAAGACAGGAATGCGAATGCGCGAACTTCATCCGGCACGTTGTCGGCGTCGGCTTCAATGCCTAAATGTTCCAAGACGAACGCTTCCGTTGCAGCAATGCGCATGATCGCGATGTGCGCTTCGCTGCGCAGGTGATTGTCACGAAACGTGGCGATGTCGCTGGGCCAAATGCTCATGCTTGACCTTCCAGCCACTTGCGTACGTCGCCATAGCGCCATGAAGTGATTGCGCCGTCCTTTTTGGGACGGGGAAAGGTGCCCTTGCGAACGTCACGCCACAGGGACGCACGGCTTCGGCCGATCAGGGGGATGACATGTTTCTCGCGCAGCCTTGCCGCATCGGGCAGGCTTCGATAATCAATGGGTGTTGCGTTGCTTTTCTGCACGTCTGCGTTCCTGTTGTGAGCCAACAGGGCACAGCGTCGGACAGGTAGGCTAGTCGCCGTGAGGGGCAATTGCGACGTTGTTTTTGCTCAATTCCCCCTCACGATCTTTCGCAACTCTGTGGAGTCAGTGGGGCAGGCAATGCCGATACTATCCTGCACCAGTTGCGCAGCAAGGCTGCGAGCGTCGCCGATTCCCATTGTCGGCGTGCTGTGCTTTTGCAGTGCGTGAAATACCGCTCGGATAGCGTTATTACGGGTTTCATTATTTGGCCCAGTGCGCACGGGTGACAGCTGTTCACCAGCATTCCTCACACACGCCGCCAGCCTTGCAAATTCCGGCATAGCTAAGCCCAAGTGCCGCATATTTTCTCCGACATGCGCGCGTAGGTTGGGCGTCATGCCCAGCGGGTTTTCCATTCTTTCGTGCAGAGCTAACAGCATTTCCGCGATGGCCTCCGCTTCGCTGCGTTGCTCCTTCGGGGGTTTCGTTTCTGCGGTTTCCTTGCGATACCAGCCGACCCAGCGTGTCAACTCTGCCCTAACCGCGGCCGGGTCGATCTTCACGCCGTTGTAGGATTTGGGGATGCACACCGACTTGGGCAACGTGTCATCGAACGTGTTGTTCACTTCCCACCCCCTGCGAACTTCGCCCAATCGCTCATCATCTTGGTGCGTTTGGTGAACAGGTCACCGCGCCGATATGCCGCCTCTACCTTGTCACCGATGGTGTGCGCCAACGCCATTTCCGCAACGTCACGCGGGTAATTCGTGCGTTCGCTCGCCCAATCGCGGAACGTGCTGCGGAAGCCGTGTGGCACCGCGTCCACCTCCATGCGCCGCATAACGGCAGACAGCGCCATATCTGACAATTGATCGCCACGCGCAGCGGAGAACAGCAACTCACTGCCGGCCATGCGTGGCAATCCTTTCAGCAGTTCCAGTGCACGCGGCGACAATGGCACGCGATGTTCTTTGCCGGCCTTCATGCGCTCGGCGGGGATTGTCCACACGTTGCCGTCTATTTCATCCCACGATGCGCCGCGCACTTCGCCACTGCGCGCAGCGGTCAGGATCAGGAATTCCAGTGCACGCGGTGCGATGCCATCGCGGCCACGCAATGCCGTAAAGAAGTCCGGCAGGGCGTCAATGCTTAGCGCCCTATGGTGCTTGACCTTGGCAACCTTCCCCGGCTTTGCCAGCACCGCGTCCAGATTGCCGCGCCAGCGTGCCGGATTGTCACCCTTGCGAAAGCCGCTCGCCGTTGCCCACGCTAGTACCGCTTCAATGCGCATGCGCAGCCGTGACGCCGTTTCGGTTTTGGTTGTCCAGATGGGCGCGAGTATGTCCACCACGTGCGACAACTCGACTTGATCCACCGGCATTTTGCCAATGGTGGGTTTGGCGTAAGTGTCCAGCGTGTTAGTCCACTGGTCGGCATGCTTCGCGTTCTTCCATTCCGGCCGTTTGGCGTCAATAGTGCGTTTGGCGCACTCGGCGAATGACGGCGTTTCTCGCAGCGTGGTCATGCTGGCCCGGCGCGATTCGATGGGGTCTATACCTTCCTCGATCTTTCGGCGCGCCTGCCTTGCACGGTCGCGTGCTTCGCCTAGCGGCACATCCGGCCAGCCGCCCAGGCCCATATCCCGGCGACGTGCGCCGATGACCACGCGCAGAATCCAGTTACGTGCGCCGGTCGGTGCAACGCGCAGGTAAAGGCCGGTAGCGCCACCGGCAGCATGCAGGCCAACGGGCAAGCGTGGCAATTGCACCGCTGCCAGTTCTTTGCTTTGCTTCGCCATAGTTCGAATCCCACTTCACCAATTGTTGCCCCCGATGTTGGGCGGGATGTCGGGTGGGATGATGGGAAGATCACGACTTCAACGGAGTACCGTTTTTTTCCTCCGCCGAACTCACCTTTCCCAACATCCAAGCCAACAACCGAGGGTGCGATTGGATGCTATAGAAGGCGACCAGATGAGACAAGCAAATTATTGAAATTCAGCCATTTAGGCTATGGGTGGCACAGTATGAAACGGCATGAAACATGGCGGACACAGCCACTCTCTCCGCCAGAAATGCAAAACGCCCCCGTGTGGGGCGTTTTGCATTTCTGATGGTGACGAGTGGGTGAGAACCCACCCGGGTTCGACGAATTCGTCTGGAACGAATTCGGACAGCCG